CATCTGGTGCTAATGCAGCATAGGGTTTTACAGTACCATTAGTAACAGCCCAATCATTAAGAAGTCTATAAGTATCTGTCAATAAGTTCCCAGTTTCAACACGCTCATGGGTGAATCGTGGTGCTGAGTTTACTGTGCTTGTTGTTTTAATATATTCGGTAGCTGTTGAACCTATTTCTAGTTGTGCACCCCAAATTAAAATATCAGTACGACCAAGTAGATTATCATCAAAACCTATGTACTGATTACCACTAGGAGTAAGAGTCAAACTATACCTTACCCAGTCATCAGTAACTGTTATAAGTGATTCTCCTACATTCCATATTTTCAGTTGTACTTTATTTTCGTTATTGGTAGATGAGTTTTTTTTCATCCAAGCTGAATATGTATATGTCACCCCACCACTACCAAAAGGATAAGAGTTTTTTCTTACATAACTTCCAGATACAGGTCCATCAATAACTAATCTTGTCGCAGTTTGAGTTCCATCTGGAGCTTCAGCGAAATTACTTGTAATTGATGTAGAACTTCCTGTAGCCCAATCTTGAGTAAAATCTTGACTGTATAAAAATAGATTTACAGGTGCTTCTTTAACCAACCCTTCACTATCTATATATGTACCCTTACTCGCTCTCGTATGATCTATTAAATGTTCTCCAGTTATCTTATCTCTTAAACTACTTGTGCCAGCAAAATCTAGGTCTAAGGACGGGCGAGATCCAGCCTTGTCATATAGAAGATCACCAAAACCTCTAGTCTGACTGACTGCACTCGCCCTAGAAGCAGTCGTTTTCATTAAATAAGCTCCGTGAGTTCTAAAGTTCCATTTACTGTGCCATCTCTGATGACGGCTATGTTTGCTCCTGCTGGGATTCCAAAGTCTAATCTTTCACCATTAGCGATAAAATTACTATCGTTTCCATGCGCAGTTTGTGTTCCTGTTCCAATACTGAATCGTATATCAGCTCCTACAGCTCTTACAGAAATACGATTTATATCAGCAGTTAAAGGTGTGTTTGAAGAAGCAGAACCAGCGACTAATTGTCTAGCCGTTCCAGCTCTTCCTAATATCTCAACTTGTGAGATGTTTTCAAATTTTCTTGGGTATGTCATTGTTTATTTAAATTAAAACTTCTAGTAAAATTAAGGTGAGCAGATGGTGAAAAACGTAGTCGTAACTTGAACTTCCGGTTGTATTTACTCTTATGCTATACGTAATAGAACCACCATTATGTGCATAAGTATCAAATCCTTTCTGGTCAAAAGAACAAAAATTCTGCTGATCGGCAAGAGCATCTGCTGTATGAGTTTGAAAAAGTCCGGCATTGTTGGCATCTCTATAAATTCGCATCTGGGCATCATTTCTTTGAGTAGTATTACTACCATATCTCCCTTTAAATTGACCTGATCCCATTACTAAAATTTTAGAATTAGTCGCAACAGGATTTATAGTGCATGTTAAAACAGAGGTATAGTCACTTAAATTATTTAGGTACCGACCTCCATCATAAGAAGTTCTTGCAGAAGCAGTAGCAGGGATAATTTGAGCACTTGCTGGATTTGCCCAAGATGTAACCGAACCATTAGTTGTCAAAAACTGACCATTTTGACCTGATTGAGTAGGTAATAGATAATTTTGAAAAGTAGTATTGTTTAAAACATTACCTGTATCAACTTTTATTGCAGAAGGTAATGTACCAGTAGCAAGTTTTGAAAATGCAATACCAGCACTAGCATTTATGTTTACATCAACTATTGTTCCATCATCTATTTTTGCACTTGTTACAGCATCGTCAGTTATTTCACCTGTTGATATTTGCCCACTAGATGCTGCTGTTAATCTTCCCTGTGCGTCAACTGTAATGTCAGCAGCAGTATAAGATCCGGCAGTAACACTAGTGTGGTTTAATTTATCACCAGTTATTTGATCGTTACCTATGTCGTGAGTCTGTATAGTTCCATTTATTAATGCATCACTATTAACTGACCCAGTTGCTATGTTTACACCATTTAATTGGATAGCAGATTGATTGTCTCCTAAAGCTAAATTACCAACTAACTCTCTTGCTTCTTCTGCTAAGTTAAGTGCTTGTTTTTGATTTTCATTTAGATCTTGTGATCTTATTGCAGAAGCTGGTTGAAACGTATGTCTTAATGTAGAAGCATTTGTCTCTCTAAATATTCTGACATTGCCAGATCCTCTAGCTGGAATGTTATTAAAAAGAATGTGCATAGTACCATTACTACTTCCATCCTCTGCATAATTAACAATTGTGTAGTGTGTGGGAGTACTTTTAGCATCTATATTTGCACCTGTTCCAACTTGTACATATATTTCTGACGAGGATAAAGTAGGAAAATTAAAAGAAAAACCTAAGTTATTAGTACCAGAAACATCTGCTGTTGTATGTATTTTTTGTGCCATCGTTTATTTAGGTAATTCCAAGATTCTGTCTATCGAATCTTGATTTGCTTTTCTATTTTTAAGCTTTTGATTTCTTTCTTCGATAATAAGTTTTTGGACGTCGTTATCATTTTTAATTGAAGCCCAAGCTCGTTTCTTAGCTTTGTCAAACGTTCTTGCAATTCGTTTGTAGTGTGGGAAGGATTTTGTTTCAACATCTTTCATGCCATTTTTCTTGTACCATTCCATCTCAGCAAGTGATGCTTGCATTGTTGGATCAGCAGCCATCTTGTCAAACTCAGCTAATAGGTTTTGTTCTCCTATAGCTTTCTGCAACATGGATCTTACTTTTGGACTGTCAGATAAATCTGTTCCATCAGGAGCTGAGTATGTAGAAGTTCTCATGTCATAACCACTGTTAAATAACATTTCTCTTCCTTCTGAATAGTCCAAGTTAAAGTTGATTGGAGAGACTGCATTAAACATGCGAGTAACAAAATCGTGATCTTTAATAGGTTTACCAGTTAAGATGTCGTATTTAATTGGTAATGGATCTCCTGCAATCATTTCAGTTGCAAGGTTTCTATTTCTTATAGAGCTTTCAATATCAGAACCTAACTCTCTTGTGTAAGGTGTTAGTACTTTACCAATTTCATTTCTAAGACTAGACAAAGGAACTGTATTGTTCATTAGTGAAGCAATGATTCTTTGTTGTTGTCCGGGTTGTCCAGAAAACAAATCAACGAATGATTGCATACCAGCTAAGTAAGATTTACTTGTAGCGGTACCAGCTAATGCCATAGCTAATTTAGCTAACCTATCTTCAGCCCATTCTTCACCCATTAATTGTTGGTGATCTCCTATGTCTCCTACTAATGCAAGTATTTGGTTATAAGGTTCAAAGGCATCATAGTTAACCCAGACGTCACCAATTTTTATAGTTCTTGGTTTCCATCCCATGTCTAACCATGCTTGTCTTTGTTTTCTATCTGTTGGTCCATTACCATGTAATCCACCACCTAGATATGCCATTGAAGCCATAAATAAGGCACCAGAACCTATAGCTAATCTTCCATTTTGTACAGCTTTAGCATTTATTAAATCTCTAGAAGACTCAATACCATATTCTTTTAAATGACCGAGATCCATACCGGGTTGAGTTCTAGCTATCTGATTAAATTCATCAACTAAGAAGTTAAAACCGGGAGTATGTTTAGCAGTCAGTTGTAAACCATTTATTCCAGTTCTTGCAAATAGGAAGAATGGTCTAGCCCAAGGTGCATTATCAAACGCATTTGCTAAGTTTTTACCAAATCCTTTTAAAGGACTTGTAAGAGTAGCTTCACTTCTAGCATAATTAGCAGCTTTATTTGTTAAATTTCCTTCAGAATCAAAAATTTTACTATTAAATATGTCTTCTTGATCTCTAAAGAATTTAGCATCAAAGTTTTGGAAATTTCCATCTGGTAACTTAGCCGCAGCTTCTAAGAATGCGTCTTGTCTTGCACTTGCTCTACCAATAAGTAAACTAAAAGCATCATCAGTAGATGCCATGATCTTGGTTGAGTAAGTAAGTAAACTACTATCATTCATTCCTCGGATCATATTAGCCATACGGAATAAAGCTTTATCTTTTACATTGCCTCTTTGCTCTGCCCAAGTACCATATAATTTCCATTGGTCTTCTACTGAACTTCTTTCAACATATCTAGTTTTAAGAGTTGAAAGTTCTCCAGACCAGTAACCATTAAGTTTCTTTTTAAATAATGTAAAAGCTTCTGGTACAGCTTCACGAAAAGCATTCATCGCTGCCAAACCAGCTCTAGCTGTTACCATGTCACCTTTCAGCGCACCACCTACAGCCATTGCCATTGGTCTAGTGAAAGCAGCAGTTCCTGTACCTAGAGTTGCTCGAACTGATGTTTTTGGTCCAGACAAAACACTATGAGTAAACATAGTTCCTGCCTCTCTTAATAAAGCACCAGTTTTTTTCTCGTCACCAAAGTACCCACCTCTCATTTTCTTACGCATAAATACGTCAAGATCATCAAGAGTGTGTACACCATCTGCCATTGAAATACCTTCAAAGATAACTTTAAATAAATCATCACCACCTTGTTCTGGTGTAAGTTCCATTGCCATTCTGAAAGCATCAATACTATGTTGTACTTGCTTTTCGTTAGCTTCTCTAGCAGCTTTTTTAGCATCAGCTACAGCCTTTTTAAAAGCTTTAAGAGTCTTAAAATTACCTGTTACTTGCTTACCTTTCTTTATTCCTTTTACACGGCTCCAACCAAAATCTGAAAGTTGTTCTGATACTAATGAACTTGATTCTTTTCTAAGTTTTAAACCAGCAATTAACTTATCTACTAGGTGATGTACTGGTCCATCTATATCTTTTATGTCTGTAATATCAGCTAATTCTCTACCAACTAAACTTTGAGCTTGAATATCATTAAACAAAGAAATATTTACCATGTCTAATGCTTTTATATATTGTGGTTTTACATAATCAACAATGGTTTCTGTTGTAATATTTCCAGTTTTAGGATCTTTAAAAGCTGCAATAATTGGTGTTTTATCCATTGTAATTCGTTCATAGAACTCCTTACTGGTTATGTTGCTTGTATTTCTACCTTCATAAATCTCTTTAGCGATTGCCATATTTTCAGCAACAACTTCGTTAATAGTTCTTCCAGATTTTCTAGCTTCTTCTGCAAACTCGTCCATATATTTTTCACCTTTAAAATCACCCAATATTGCTTTTACTAGATCTGAAGGTTTTTTCTTACCTTTAGCTACGTCTTCTATTTGTTGGTTAGAAACCATAGAACCTACATGACCTTCTTCATTACCCCATTCAGTCTTCTTCTGTTTGATAGCTTTATCAACATCTTTTGCTGAGTGGTTAGAAGTAGAGTTGCCTAACTCTCTTGAGCCGATTGGTTCGTTCTTTGGAAAACGTACTCCGGGTTCTTTTAATTGTTCTTTAACACTTTCTCTAGTTTGTACTTCTACACTGTTTCTTCTTGATTCAGCGTATTCAGCATATCTGCTTCGTAAGTCATCAACATCTGTATCTAATACGTTTCTAACTCGTTGACCAGCTCCAGTTAAATCTTCTGGATTTGCTGCAACTATTTCATTTTTAAGTTTTCCTAATCCTTCACCTAATTCTTTAGCTCCTCCAACAACAGCATCAGTACCTTTAACAGTTGCCTTTCCGACTTGTTCTAAACCCCCTTTAGCTACAGGAAGTAGCCCAACTAAAGCAACATCAAATACTGCACCTATTCCAAGGTCTTCTAAAACAAATTTTAGCTTCCTCATTACTGGACCATCAACATCATTTGTTGCCAATGGTGTACGTAATTGTGGATATTTTTCCGCTATTTGTCCAAAAATATTATTTTGTGTACCTGTTTCGTTTTGATCTAATGCTGAGTAAGTACCACCAATTAAGGCACCTCTTTTTAATTCTCTAGCTATTATAGTTCCTTTTTTTAATTTAGTAGCTGCTCCTGCTACTTTAGCTGCTCCTGCTACTTTAGCTGCTCCTGCTGCTGCTCCAGTTATACCTAGTGCTGATGCGCCAGCTTTTGCTGCAAATATTGCTAAAGCAGAAGTAGTTGCGACTTCAGTAGTAGTTTCAACAAATTGACCCCATCCTGTTTTAGTAACAATAGGATCACCGTCACCATACATGAAGTCATCCCATTCAGGTTCATATCCTCCTGCGGCTTCCTCTTCTGCCATTTCGCCATTTTTATAATCAATGACTCTTTCAGGTGCTGTGATTACATTACTCACACCTTCTCTACCTCCAGATCCAAGACCAATAAGCGTATCGGCTACATAGTCTCCAAAGGTATGACCTTTCTTCTCTTCAGGTGCATTTGCTTCTATTGCTACTTCCTCTTTGCCTTCTTCAATTTCATTGTTGATAGCTTTTTGTTGGTCAGCAGCTTGTATGTTTGCGACTGCTTCAGCAGTCTCTTCTTCGGACATTCCCATTCCAGAGATTCCTACCTCTATCGTGGGATCAAATTCTTCGTTCATTTTACCTCGGTAAATATTAGCTTTAAAGAAAGCCAATAAACCGTAGTTATTGGTCTTGTCTTACGTAAGCTTTTTTATTAAAAATGGATTTAAATACTGAGCCGTATGGTTGTTCGGCTTCTTTTCTAGCTTTTATTACTTGTTGACGTAATATTGGGTCTTTTGGTAAATCTAATTTATATCCTATTGCGTTTGGATTAAATATAGTTTTGTTTCTAGTATCTTCTTTTTCTAAATATTGTTTTATTGTTTCTTGATTCTTCTCTCTCATTTTCTGTATCTCATCTATTATCCTTGCTCTAGTAATACGTGAGCGAGTAGGAAATTTATAAATGTAATTTAAAACTTCATTACTATGCTTCTGTTCTTCTGGTTTGTCTGGAGTCTGTCCTTCTGAAGTCTCTCCTTCCATCAACTGACCTACTTGAGCGTTAGCTAAATCAATAGGATTGATACCCATTCTCATTGCTACGTCTTTGTAGTAGTCTGGTATATCTTTTGACTGTTTTAATGGTGTTTTATACCAAGACAATAGTTCAGCTTTACTTGTACTGTCAGCACTGATTGCTTGTTTTTTCCATTTACCACCAGCAGATTGAGTCATACTTTTCTGTATCTGTTTGCTGTATGAATTATCAGATGGATCAAGTTCAGGATTCATCATACTAGTAACTGTCATAGGGTCATTTAAAACTTCTTCTAAAGCTCGTCTACCAGCTTTTATTGCTTCTTTAGGTGTACTTACTACCTGACCATTCTGTACTAGCTCAGCATTATAAGCTTTGTTAAATACCTCTTCCAGATTTCCATAAAGATCTAACCATTCTGATGTAGCAGTCTCAGTTGATCCAAACGTATTTCCAGATCCTTTATCTGTAGCAGCTTTTATATACTTAGAAGCTGTTTCATATTGTTCAGTTCCGGGAATCATTGTTCCAGTAGAAAGTATCTTATCCTTATGCTGATTAAATTTAGCTGTACTTACGTTAGCCATTTCAAAATCATACACACCATCTTGATAACGCATTGATTTTTCAATCATGTCTTCTGCTTGCCAATCTTCCATATGACCAGCTAGAGCATCAGATAATTCTGTAGGCACATAACCATCATATTTGTCTCTGTAAATAGACATCATCTGCATCTTATCTTCGTTAGTCCAATCTTCTTTAGACTTAACAACTTGTAAGTCAGCAGCTATGTTAGCTTCTCTCTTTTTTTCTATAGCTTGATTACCAAGTTCGGCAGCATTAACTAACTCACTAGATAAACTACTCCACTCTTTCCAAGAACCCATAGTCTTAGTAGAACCATCACGAGCTTCTATTTCGTGATTAACAATAGACATAGCTTCGGGATATGTAATTACACTTTGCTCGACTAAATCAATTAAGTTCTCTTTAAATGCTATTCGTCCTGCGGAGATAGTAGTTCGATTTCTAGCTGCATATCTAGCTGCCCAGTCGTGAGCAAGTTGATGTCCATCTTCAGGGTTAGCAGTAGAAAATCCAACTGCAATCATTCTGCTGTCAGATGCTTTAACTTGTGCCTGATAATTAGCTTCTCTTTCAATTGCTTGTTTCTTACGTCTAGCTGCATCAAACTTATCTATCTCAGGTTTAACAACAGTAGCTACAAGAGCTTCGTTTAATCCTGCAAATTGTCTTGCATATTCAAACTTTATTTTTTCATCTAAAGCTGCTTGTTCTGCTGGATTTAAATTATCGAAATGACCTACTGATATTTCTTGACCATCTCTTACTACATCTATCTTTGTAGTTTCATAAGCATCATAAACATACTGGTCATAACCTTTAGCTTTCTCTAAAGCATATTGTTCTGCAACCATATACTTTTCCCAGCCAGCCATCTTACGAAATTCTTGAGCGGTGATACTGTCACCGGTTTCTTCTTCGTACTTAGAAGCAAACTCTTGAGTAGCTAAGTCGTCGTCGAATAAGGCATCTCTATCACCTCTAAACTGTGCTTCCAATTCTGGACTTACACCTTTAGTAAGTATGTCTAGTTTAATTTGAGCTTCTCTGTCAGCTCTATGTTTATCTTGTTTCTGTTTTATTATTCCACCGATGGTAGATGAAAGAGAGGCTAAGCCCTCGTACATCTTTTCAGTATTACGTACCTTATCAGCATTGTTCTTTTCTAGTTGCTGTAAGTATCTTTCTTCTGACGCTTGTATAGCTCTGTCAGAAGCTTCTTGTTCTGGTACTACATCAAGTACTTCTTGAGGAGTTACTGACTGCCCAGTTATTTGATAATTTGGGATCATTATTTCTACCAATTAATGTTTGGACTGTAATCCATATAATTCCCACCAACTAAAGGTGAAGAAGGAGTATAGAAACTTGTATTAGATTTACCTCCACCAGTTCCTCCACCTGCTTTACTGTTGTCCCATTTTTCCATGAGACCTTTGTTACCCATAATTCCTTCACCTAACGCCTGACCCATGCCTAGCATTAAAGTCATTCCTACGTTCTGCATTACTGGAGGTGGTGGTGCTAAGTCAGCTACAGGCTGAATAGCTACCTGACCATAGGATCTATTTAGTAGTGATTTAAGTTGTATGTTTACATTCTCATTGCTTTCTTTAGCTTGATAACCAGCCATTGTCAAACCTCTGGATCTCATAGCTTGACTCATACCAAAGTTGGCATTATTCATAACTAATTGTCTAGCTACTGATTTACCTCTAACACCACGTTCGGCTGCTGAAGCTTCTACCATTCCTTCGTTCTGTAGCATCTTTTTAAAGTCTTCCTGATTTTCAAGAATTGCTAGAGACCTTGCATTATTTAATTGTCTTTGTGTTCTTGAGTAAGCACGTTGAGCTGCAATATTTGACTGGTCAACTTCTTGCTCGAACTGAACTTTCTTAGTTGCATAAGTAGTTCTAGTTTGCATCCACTTACGTTCTCTGACTTTAAGTTGATGCTCATAATTTCTTTTAGCGGCTGCATTACTTGCTGACGCTGCTTGAGCTTGTCCTATCGCTGAGAACGCTGGACCTATTGCTGCTGGACTGCACACGGCAAAATTCTATAAAGGATAAATTGTTTGGTCCATGGTTTAATCTCCTAAGAAATTTAAAACCTAAGAACCTAAGTAACTTGATATGGACTTTGTTTCTTTCGTCAACAATGTTCCACAGTAACTTTTCTTTTCTTGACTTCACATAACGTCTTGCTTCTCTAGCAAACGTATGTGGATATTCGATAATAGCTGGGGTGCAAAGCATCCAGATCTGTCCACCATTGTGGACTCCTGCCATGCCTGCTATATCGCCATTTGGCACTTCAAAATACACTGAGTCACAGTTATGTAATCCTACGACTAGTGCATTTAAAGGGTCATGTCCATGACCTTCAGTTACCTCCCGATAATCATCGGGTAATAAATTAGAAGCCACACGAAGTGCAGCTTCTACGGTTGCTGGGTGAATGTATTTAGACACGCTCGTAATAATTATTTGTGTATGTTCCTTCCCAAGTAAAGTTATGTATTGTTGCTGGTGAAGGATGGGTAGATTCAATTGTTATATCTGCGTTTATATTTCTTTCGTAAATTGGAATAATTCGTAAGTTATTATCATCAACTATTGCTGTTGCGTTAGTTGCATAAGTATCACTTTGAGTTACTTCAAACGTTTCTTCATAGTCTGTTGGTCTACCAAGCTTTTTAACTAAAGCTTTATATAAACCAATTGGACCGAAGCCTAATTTAACTCTATGGACTATAGTGTTAGCTCTTGTGTCATGTATAAACTTCTCACCATCTTTAGTGTGGTAGTAAATGGTTGGTAATTGTAATTTCATTGTGTAGTTGTAACCAAGCAAGAATGTTTGACCACCCCAATTACCATTAATAATTAACTCACTTCCATCAGTAGTTACTACAGAGTATCTACCTAAATCAGTACCAGTGTCAGTGTCGTAAGCAACTAACTCATTACTACTTTCTAAACCTACAGGTTTTGTAAAGCGAGTTTCATTTTGTGCTGAATCGTAGTTACTTGTTTGAGTAGTGACTGACATTAAATGATCTAAATGAACTCTGTAATCATTACTTGAAATAGTTGCACTTGTATCTTCTAGTTTCATTGCATACCTTAAAAGTTGATTCTTATTATTGTTTTCAACTACTACAAATAAAGAATCATCTTGCATGCAATGGTACTGAATATTTCCAGTCAGTTCCCATCTAAACCAAGAAGCTAATTTTCTTTCAAAAACTTGATCAAAATATCTAAACCCATACAGGTTGTTATTGCCTTTTTCACTGAAAAATATAACTGAGTTTTCTCTGGAATTAGAAATATACTTTAAATTTTTAGCAAATAATCTAGACACTACTGCACTCTGTTCTATTACTTGAGGTTCACCTTCTCTCTGGATTCTTGTCATTTCCCAGAACCGAGAAAACTTCCCTGCATTATCTAAGAAACCAATAGTAGTACCAAGAGAAACAGGGTTAGTAGTAGAGTTGAAATTATAAGTAGAAAGAGCATTGATCTTTGCTGTCAAAGGTCCAAACGCATCACTATCTGTCGTCAGCATAAACTGTTGATTCTTAGAAAATAACACTAAACCTGTATTAACTTGAATACCATCAAACAGTATTGCAGGATATTCTGAACTTGCTGATATATCTATAGGATCACTTGCAATTAATTGAATAGCTGACTTTGCAAAGAAGTTAGTAAAATCTCCTGATCTTGAAAGAATAATATTTTCATCAGAAAGTATTGCAAACCTATTCCTAAAAAACAACATTTTGTTTATTGACTGTCCTATAAAAGAAGGTTCAGGGTTTGTATCTTCGTCACCTACTAAGGCATCATCCCATTTTTGTACAACTGGTTGCTGTACTCCACCAATACTGTATGTTGATCCGTCTAATTCAGTAAGTCTAAAATTACCATCAGCAGTTCTGATTAAAACAACTGGCATAGTTGATCTTTTTAGTCTTATCTTTCTTCCCGGTTTTGCACACTCTTCCCAAATACCTTCACCATCTTTATCATTATTTCCATAGAATTTAACGTAATAGTTATCTTCTTGTGCAGTGCTATTTATAACTTCAACTACCATTCCATGTTTACATTGTGTTGGTAGATCTCCAATATCTTTAACCTGACAAGCTACTACATTTAATAGTTCTCCTACTGGTGTTGAACCATTAAAGTTAGTCGAATGTTTAATATATAATCCGTTACCTATTAATTCGATATCGCTTGCAGCTATATTTCCTTCAGCAATAATTTCAGTTCTGATATCACCAAGAATGCTTTCAGCAGTAATTGTGGTCTTAGTATCAAACGGTGTAGGTTGTGGTCTAGCTAATGCTAAGTCTGCTTGAATTTCAGCAGTACTTATTGTTTCTATAGTTACTTTGTAGTAACCATCTTTCATCCATACGTAAAAATAATCTCCAGCTAACCAACCTTCTCCCCCATGTAAAAGATCAAATGAAGTAGTATATCTTGCTTGGTAAGTTGTATTAGTTCCAGATGTATATGGTACTGATTGTCCTGTAGTTGTTATACGAAAATATAAATTTTCTCCTCTATTAACTGAAGTTGTGCCAGTACCATCTGCTCCTCCGGCTTTTACATCAACATTATATGTGTGAGGAGCTACAGGATTAGATGGTCCTATATCTGAAAGCGAAGCACCATCAGTAACACTAAAAATTTTTGTACCTACGTTAGGAGCAAAAGCATCTCTGCTATCTCCAGCATCTTCATCACATCTATTAGCTTCACCAATTCTTCCATCTCGAGTTGAAGGCAGAGTACCATCAGACTGACAATAATTATTACTAGACTTAATTAATTCAACATTTATCCTAGTGGCTGTAGTTACGGTCTGAGTAGTTGTATTGGTAAATAAATTTAAAGCATACTGTTTTGAATAAGAAATAGTTTTTAACTCGACAAACATTTCTTTTTTAAAAGTTGTGTCGTCTTCTATTGTCGTATCCATTTCAGCAATAACTTTTCTGTTATTGATGTAAGTAAAATCGTTTAAAGTTAATGTTTGGAGATCTTCTTCATCTCCATGTTTTAAATATTTATTACCTGTAGTGTTATCGGTATAGGTGTATAGATCGTTTGATGCTCTAGTTGAAGTTACATCAACAACAGTCTTAGGTGTACCTGTTAAACAGTCATACATTTTGACAGTACCATCTCTATCAATCTGTCCTATGTACTGTTCGTTTTCATCTCTGTAATAATGAAACCATTTACCAGTAGCAGATGAGTTCATTCCAGCAGGAAGATTATCGCTTAAAGACATCACAAACTTTCCAGCCGGTCTCTTAAGTAATCCTTCAGTAATGTTTGGTATAGCATTTACCATGTCTTTAACCTGACCCGGTATCTTCTGTTCGTCAGGTTGCTGTGATATACCTTGAGTTAGAGCATGAATTGTTTGTGTAATATTTGCCATTAGCGTCTAAGTGCTTTGTAAGGTTGATAAGGACTGTAAGAAGTATTGTGTCCCCAGCCCATGAAACTATGATCTCCTTGCTGTGTTTCGTATTCCATAACACTGGCTCTAGATAAAGCTTCTTGAGTTTGTAATAAAGTTACTAGTTGAGGATTAGAAACAAGCTGTGCTGCTGCTCTACTAGATGCACGAGATATTATGTATCTTTGAAAAACTGGAGGTAAGTCTACAAACTGGACTAAACGTGTTACGTCTAAAAGTACTTCTCCAGAAAATATAAATGTATGGTCAACTAAGTTATATAACTTCCCATCTCTTCTAACTACATCTTGAGTTCTTAAAGATTGTCCATCACATAAATCATATCTAAGAATATCATTACCAAATAAGATATTACCATTAGATTCTAATTGTGCTGGTTGATGATACTCAGTATTAAAATGCCAACCTTCATTCTGTACATCTTTATTAACTTCACGTAAGAGATTAATTATAAAAGATATCTCTGGATTATTTAAAGCTGTACCTGTAATTGAAGATACTGGTGCTTGACCAATACTACCCAATATAGAGTTTACTGCGGATAGTTCGGTATCGATTGCTAATTGGGTCATAAAAAAAAAGGGAGCCGAAGCTCCCGTATAAAAAATAAAAGTTTTGCTTAGAATGCAGCAGGCGCAGATGAGCCAACATATAATTCTACACAGGCAGCAGGATTTAAGTAATCCGCTCCCATAGCTAGACGTCCTAAGATTACGTCTCCTTGGTAAACCACTGAGATGTCACCATTAGTTGTCTGTACTTGAGGTCCAATAGCCTCAACAATACCAGCTCCTTCTTTTTGGAAGATAAGACCACAAGAACCATCAAAGGCACCTGAAGTACCGTAGCTGTTGTTGATACCAAAGATTGAATAAGTACATGCAGAACTTGAAACACTACCACTAACTGTATCTGTAATAGTGAAAGTATTAGCATTTGGTACAGTAGCAACAGTGTAAACACCAGTTGTTCCAGCACCAGCAGTTGCTGTGAATGTTACTTTGTCTCCTACAGAAATACCATGAGCAGTTTTAGTAACTGTTATTGCTGTATTTGATCTTGCATAAGCAGCAGTTATAGTTCCACCAGCAGAATCCATGTCTGGTCCTACAAAGTCTCCAGCATTAGTTGGAGCAGCAGTTGTACCGAACTTACCTAAGAAAGGTATGTTCATAGATTTGTAGATCTTAATACCAGCGATTTCAACAACACCTTTACCTGATTGTAAAGCTGAACCTTGTACGTCACGGTTTATAAGACCACTATCTCCAGTTGCTTGGATAAGTGCGTAGTACTGTCTTGGGTTAAGAACAGCTACTCTTCCGTCAGAACTTACACCTTTTTCATCTAGTACGCTTGCAGCTTCATAAAAACCATTAACTAAGTTACTAGCAGTTGTTGCTTGAATAGCGTTGTTTGTAGCGTTAAGTTGTATCTGTGTTCCACCGGGTTCTGCAAATCCAGATGCAGAGATTGGAGATGCTGCACGAGCACCACGAGCTAAAGCTCTGAAGATCTTACGGTCATAATTCTCAGCAAGAGCATAACCGATCTTTCTAGAAATTTCTCCTCTCAATTCGTAATGAGCAAGAGTCTCATCTAGGTCATACACGAATGCAGAACTGATGAGTAAGTCGTCCATAACAATTGTCTTCTCAGCAACTGGAGGTGCCTTATCAGCGTTACCTAATATGGCAGTTCCCGGTTGGTGATAGGAACTGGTCATGCGACCTGTATAAATGAACTGCAATGATTTGCCGTTCTTTAATGTACGCTTAGTGACTAAATCACGAGCGATTGTGTTGTGTTGGAAGCCTTTAAACATCTCTCCACTGAAGAGTTTAAGGTAGGTCGCGTACTTATCAGAAGCACCGTCATACCCTATTCCAGTGGACAGGTTAATTCTACCTACACCAACTTGATTAGTATTCATTTACCTAAAAATTGAATGTATATTTACACCTACGACGTCGTAAAAAGTTATCAGTCTTATTTAGTCTAGCGTGAGACTACACGCCTGTGGTCTGTCCCACCGTCATGACGGCTAATGGTATCCTCCTCGGAGGGCAAAAGCCAAATTAGAAGAGAGTCCGACTCTGAGGTGCTCTCTTCCTGTGTCATTTACTTCTTGTAAACAACGCCACGATATACGTAAGTAACCATTGGTTTCTCCCATATACCTAGACCCCGTTCCGTGCCTAGGTTTGCATGCGTTCCTGCATAGGAATGAACGGACGTGGCTGCCAGTGTCTAATAACACCAGCAATGATAAAACAATTAGTTACTAAATAACTAATAAAAATAAAAGTACGAGTAATAGCTATGATGTTGTCATAAGATTTAGTCTTATTATCTTCAAAGCTACCAAGAGCGTACTTCCATATAGTCCAAAATTTTTTAGCCAATTTGTGGAGCTGTTAATGCAACTTCTGTTGACTCAGTTGAAGCTAAGTCAAGTGGGAAGTTGTGTGCATTTCTTTCATGCATTACTTCCATACCTAAAGACTGTCTGTTAAGAACATCAGCCCATGTAGGAATAACATTGCCACTAGCATCAACTACTGATTGGTTAAAGTTAAAACCATTGAGGTTAAAAGCCATAGTGCATATACCCATGGAGGTAAGCCATATGCCAATAACCGGGAAAGCACCAAGGAAGAAGTGAAGCGAACGGCTGTTGTTGAATGAAGCATATTGAAATATAAGTCTTCCGAAATATCCGTGTGCAGCAACTATGTTATAAGTCTCGTCTTGCTGACCAAACTTGTAGCCATAGTTCTGTGATTCAGTTTCCGTAGTCTCCCGTATGAGCGAGGAAGTAACAAGGCTTCCGTGCATAGCAGCAAACAGAGAGCCACCAAAAACGCCTGCAACTCCGAACATATGAAAGGGGTGCATGAGGATGTTGTGTTCCGCTTGGAAGACGAACATAAAGTTAAAGGTTCCACTGATTCCTAAAGGCATACCATCAGAGAATGATCCCTGACCAAATGGATAGACTAGAAATACTGCTAGTGCAGCAGACACTGGAGCCATGTAAGCAACAAAGATCCAAGGTCTCATTCCGAGTCTGTATGAAAGTTCCCATTGTCTTCCTGCATATGCAGCCACTCCAATGAGAAAGTGGAATATTATCAATTGATATGGTCCGCCGTTATATAGCCACTCGTCTAGCGTGGCAGCTTCCCAGATAGGATAAAAATGTAGTCCGATTGCGTTAGAGCTAGGGACGACTGCTCCTGATATTATGTTGTTTCCGTACAACAGAGAACCTGAAACTGGTTCACGTATGCCATCGATGTCCACTGGAGGAGCAGCGATAAAGGCGAGAATAAAACATGTGGTGGCAGCTAGTAAGCAAGGTATCATTAGTACTCCAAACCAACCTACGTAAAGGCGATTGTTTGTACTAGTTACCCACTCACAAAACTTTTCCCAATTGGTTGTAGTGTCTCTTGTTACTGAGATTGCAGCCATGTGATTAATTAATTTAAATGAATGTTGTCGCATTCCTCTTCGACTTTGGAGAGGAAAAATTCGATGAGGTCCATCTTATTCTTAAGAGGTAGATTCTCATCGAGTATCACTTTGTATCTTGCTTCAAGAAAATGAAAGCAACTCATCTTCCATTTAGAAGATGCCGGGTATGATCTGACCTGTGGTGACATAAGCACCGATAGCAGCAACAAAGCCAAGCATTGCTGCCCAGCCGTTAAAGCGTTCCGCTTCATGTGTCATAAAAGGATTTGTGTTGTGGTGTGTCATTGGAATAATTCGTACTGGTGGTTCGTAAGGGTATTCGTTTTCTAGTAGTGTGTCTAGATCTTTAGTTTTCATTAGAAGTCAACATCTGAACGTTCTAGTTTTTCAATAACGTCAGCTCTATAAGCTGGGTCATTGTCATATCTTGGGTCACTCATAGCTTCTATAAGTTGAGCCTGACTTCTATAGACATCGCCTCTAGAGTCGGCTGCTTTGCCTTGTAGCATTCTTCCTTCATATCCGTTTGCTTCATTGAATCTGGATTGGAGTCCTTGGAAAGCTATACCAATAGCTGCTGGATTTCCTGAGTCAACAACAGAATCGAATGCGTCGATCTGGTTGTCTGGAAGATTACTAGCAGCCCATTCAACTACTCTGTTGTAATTAGCTTCTCCACCTGCTGCATTCTGTACACTATTAACTTGTGCATCAGATAATTCAACCGCTTGTTGTTGAGCTTGTGGGTTGTTTGCTTGTATTTCTAAGTAAGCATTGACAAGATCTTGACTACTCATTTCAGAAAATTTAGCAATTGTTTCTTCGCTAAGATTTCCATCATTTGCATAGTACTCATTTGAGGCTTCGTTTATTAAACTGACCGCAGGAGCATCTTCAGATACCTCCTCATTGCTTCCTTCTTCTTCTGCATATCCTTCGTCACTTTCTTCGTAGTCTGTTTCGTCTTCTGATTCTTCTTGTCCAAGTTTCTTTTGTAATGATAAGTAAGCTTGTTCTAAATCTTCAGCATTTTTATATTTACCAGCTAAAAGTTCATTTTGCTGGGCTACTAATTCTTCTCCGACTTGTAGAGAATCCTGCTCTTCAGCAGTCAACTCCCCTGAGTCGGGAGAATCATTCATAGTTAATGTTTCTGCCATTATTCAGTTGGTGGTGGTGTTTGTTGTCCTTGTTGTAAACTTTCTAGGTTTTGTCCGTCAGCTAATTTTGAATTTGCAAACTGACCAGCTTGCTCAAGTAGAGTCTGGTTCTGTTGTTCACCCATCATTTGCTGCTTGTCTTGCATAATCTCTTCTTCACTCTTAACTAAGCCAAGTACATCTATACCTTGAGCAGCAGCTAGACGTTTAATAGCTTCAGTAGGATTGATAAATTTCATCAACACTTCTGGTCCTAATGTCTGTGCAATAGTTTGTACAAACATAGTTAAAGCTTCTCTGTCTTGTCCTCTGCCTAAAGCATTTATTCCTGCCACAATGGTAGGTCTAACTACATCTTTAGGTAACTTAGGTATTTCATTATTTCTTTGTAGAACTAATAATGTTCTATTGAGATAAGGTATTAAGAATAAAGTAGTAATCAAACTAAATATTCCACCTAGACTTTGTTCCAATTCAAGTTGTGTGAGGCGTACCTCTTCTGCTGTTACTCTTTCTGCATTCCTTACGTTCATCACAAGGAAAGCTTCTAGTAATCGCTTTTCTATATTTTGAGCCATCTGAGCCGCTGTTGAAAAATCAGCAGTTTTTCCGACTTGGACGACTTGGACGTCCTCTGCCCTACCCTGAACAATTGCACCGTTACCGGCTTTAGCTATTGTTGCAGGCTTGGTTGTACTTGAAGGAGAAACCAAGAAAATTACTTTTGCAGCAGCAGCACTTCCTTCGACTAATGCTTGTGATAAACCCTCTAAAGATTTAAGATCGCCGAGGAACTCTTCTACTCTGCCACGACCGTACTGTTCTCCGTCCACCGAATTAAAGGTGAGAACGAGCCAGGGACTTGCATTTTTAGGAGCTGAGCTACGGCTGTTAGGGATAATTTTATCTAATACTTCTTGGTGCCATACCCATCTGCCGTTTTCTAGTTTCACGCACGTGTAAACTTCGACCTCATCGGAAGCACTTTTAGAAGCATCAACAACAGAGTTTGGGGTTTCTGTATTTACATCAAACCCGAGAACATCTTTGTTTATCAATTCCTTTGTAACTATTTCTAGGACGTTACCGTTTCCATCTCTATTAACGACATACCTATTAAGAGGATAGTTTTTAATACCATCTTTACCCATATAAAGCAGAGCATTACCACCAACAATTAAATGTTTAAATGCTTGGTGGATAATTACTCTGTCATTAGATGCAGCGATGTAGTCCATGACCATACGCTCCATTTTGGAAAAAGAAAGATCTAATTCTGCCCTTGCTTCTGCTGGTATCTCTTCACCTAACTTATCATCTCTAACTTGTAATTTAAAAAAACTTGTCTGAGGAGGTAGCGTGCCTAGCATTAGCTTTGCTGCTAATGTCACAACGCACTTACTACCTACCGATTGCCAAGGAACATTTAGAGTTTCGTGTGTAGGTCGTGAAGATAAATCGTCTTGTATTAAATAAGGTAACGTGAGCTTAGAACATTCAACTGCTGTGTCTAGGAATTGACGTCGATCAGAAGACAGTTTGTTGTATCTCTCACGGGCGTACATTAGTTAAGTCCCCCGGGTTTGTTCTGACCCATACCTGTATTTAATTTTGGATTTAGTTTTATTCTTAATCCACCAGTTCCGTCTTGATAATTACTTCCCAGTTTTTTACCACGTTCTTTCTTAGCTCTTCTAACCTGTGGGTCTACAGTTTTAACTGCTTGAGGTGGATCAACTGGTGGTGTTGGGGGTAGTGGTGCTGGTGGTGCTGGTGGTAATGGTGGTGGTGGTGCAACGCTAGGGCTGCCTCCAAATATACACATTAGATTTCGTCCTCCATAATGGATCTTATATATTCGATAACGCTGGCTTGTCCAGCACGGTACATGATTGTTTGTACATCTTCTTTTGGGTGAATTGGTTTCCACCCAAAGTTCTCTTCTAACTTGTCGATTAACTTATCAAGTCTTTCGTTGTGAAGCTTAAGAGTATTGAGGGAGATTGACATTCGAGTGCTCAAAAAATGAAGGCATTCTAGCTGCCTTGGTTTGGGAAAATTCTGGTGCTTTGCCTTCGTACATAAGTCTGTCGCTGGCATCTAACCAAAATTTTTTGTCTAAATATCTATCGGAACTTTGCTTAAGAGGTTCCATTACCCAGTTGATAGTTGCCTTCCTTAGAAGGTCAAGTGATCTACTTGGTTCAAGTCCTAGCTCAGCACAGACTAAAGAATTAGCTGCCACATGGACTTGCTCATCCCTTGATATATCTGCACTTACGGTCCTTAGACCGGCATCTCCACAGAACCTGAAGAAAGGTAGTAGTACAAAGAAGATTGCTCTCTCTGCTACTAACGCCTTACAAATTGTGTGGTCTGGATGCGCTTCCCACGCTGCACGTAAGCGTAATGCTTCGGCTTCGGCTTTTTCATCTACGCCTAGTGCGTTGGTGATGTATCCAAGAGCAAGATCATGTTTGATTTCGTCTTGAACGTTCGACTCTAGAAGTGCTCTAGCAGTGTCGGGAACTTCTTTATCAAGTGCGTCTGTAATAAACTCGCCAACTGGTAACTCCATATGGCGTATTGCAAGGGCACGGTAGATGGTTTCTTCTGCACCTTCTTTTAGTTTTCCTTTAGATGTTTGAACGGGTGTCCA